CCAAAGCCAAAGCCATGTACTGTTTCATCATCTGGCATTTGGCCAATAACTAATATATGGTCATCAGGTATACCTTTAGCATTTCTCCATTTAAGTAATACTGAATCATCCCATTTATTTGGCTTAGTATTTCTTAACTCTACTATGCTTTCCCAATCCATATCATTATTAATCTCTGGCTTTGTGAACGAGAGTGCACTGGAATTCGCGTATCCTATGGTATCTATTGCAAAGTGACGACTCGTGGGAGCTGTTGGTTTAACAATAAAGATATTTTTAGTATCAGTTGTGGTATGATTATAAAAATGGTAATCAGCTGAATTATCTCCAATTACTTCTCTATGACCTAAGTTATTCATAGCACTACGAATGATATCATAGTATCTATCAGCTATTTTTTCAAACTTATAATCGTGAAATTTATATAGCATTGAACCACGCTGGTATAGGTCTTTTAGTCCAGTCCATTTTAAATCTTTCTTGTTTTGTATGATAGAACTTGCGATACGATTCAACTGCATCTTCAGTAATACATTCAGGATTAGAACCCATTGCAAGTTTAAATGGAGTCATTTTTTTAACTGGAATGTTATTAGGTAATTTAGATAAAGCTTTTCTAAGTTTAGTATCTGTTGAATGTATTTTATCATAACGATATGTATACTCATCGCATAAACCAATAAAATGTAAATAATGCCACCTGTAATTGTGCATTGATTCTCTTGTCCATATAGTACATGGATGATTAAAATGACATGCTCGATAGAGAACAGTTTCTCTTTCATCAGGTAATTCAAAATATTTAGCCATTGTTTTACCTGATACAGATGGTCGTTTTATTTCACGACCATCTAGCATACGATGTACAGTTGACAGCATTTGAGCTGATTCAACAATCATTTTAACCACATGTTTATCGCATTGCTCTTGAGCTGCGAGTATAGGGTCATTGTTTAAAATAAATAAATTCATAATATATATTATAACACATTTTCAATCAAATGTAAACTAATCTTTTTTCTTTTTTCTATGTAATTTGGCGTAAAAGTTATGTTGTCGTAGTTCACGTATATCTTTGATGAATCTCCTTTTTTTCCTTGCTCTTTTGGATTTCATCATTCTTTCTGCTTGGGCTGGTAATTCTATATCCATTGTATCTCCTTTGAATAGTTGAGTTAACATAATAAACAGATTTTTCGATAGGCTTGCCTCCTTATTTTACGATTAAATTCGGAAATGCATCCATAACTAATTTTTTAGTTATTCCTTTACATTTCATTTTTTTATCCTTTGCAGCTATAAGTAATTCAGCTTCTTCAGGATTTAAAGATTCTAGCAAATTTAAAAACAAACCTTCTCTCTTAAGAGGGTTCATATCATTTGCTACTGGTCCTTTAAAGAAATACTTAAATTGTGTATATGCTTTATTTAAAATAGTATATTCATAACCTTTAGGTGCGTCATCTTTTTGATATGATGGAGCTCCTTCTGGTAATACTGATACTATACTTGCATCATACTGTATTCTAAGTATGTCAGTTAGACCTGGTGATTTATTGAGTTGTAAAAACTTGATTCTGTCATCACGTTTTATTATTTTGCCTGCTGCATCCAGGACTTCTGATACTAATTTTCTAGCCATTATAAAATTCCTCCACGACTTCAATTAAATGATTGCATCTTTTCTTTATTAGATAGTTTAAAACTTTCATATTTGGTGTTTTTGATTGACCATTAAAATTATTTATAATAGTTTCTTGTATGTCTTCTGGTATATCAGTTAAATCAATAAGCTTTTTATTACGTTGATAGTTGCGATATATCTCATCATCCATGTGTTCTCTTAGATTATCAGCATTTTCTAACCAACTATCTATCTTTGTTTGTCTTAATGGTGTTTGGCTTTTTTCTGATATAAAAGTATCGTCAGCTGAAAGAACATTTGGTATACCATCTCCACTATCTCCTCTCATTACATGATTAAACAAATAAGTTCTTGGATTTTTATCTGTGACAAACTTCTTTTGTATTGGACTATATTGTTTTACATTTTTAAACTTTTGTAATTGAATAAAGTCTTTGTCTGATGATATAATCATTACTGGTTCGTCCATACCAAACTCTTGTGTTTGCATAGCAAGTGTACCAATAACATCATCAGCTTCTACACCTTCTAAATGTACAACTTTATACGGTAGATAATCTCTTATCTCATCTCTTACTGTATGTAATATTCTAAAGATTTCTGTCCAATCTTGACTTGAACTATCTCTGTTCTTTTTACGAGCTGCTTTATACTCTGGAAAGAATTCTTTTCTCCATGTGTTCATTCCATCAGCACATATAATAAGTTGACCATATTCTTCTCTATATCTTTTGTTATACATTCTAATACTGTTAAGTATCATATGTCTTATCATGCTTTCATCGTTTAGTTTTTGCACTATTATATTTGATAGCGCAATTTGACTGTAATCAATCAGTATCATCATCATCTCCTGGTGGGTCTAAATCAAAATCAGGTTCAAAAGTAAATTCTAATTCGCCATCTTCTGGTACAAAGGTAAATAAATCATCTTGTGCTTGCTCATTTATTTTTATCATTTCTTTTATTTTGATATAAGCATTATCAAGTGTTTGATGTAAACCATGAGGGATATCATAGTATCTATTAAACATTGCGTTTAACATATTGACTATAACAAACATATCTCTTGACTCTTGAATAGTTTCATCTCTAAAATTCATATCCATTAAACTTTCGCTTACTTGGCCACTTGTTATAAATTCTTCTAGTACTTCTAAAAGATAGTGAGAACATTCAACACATTCCTGAGATAATTCATTAAGATTTTCTTCTACCGCTTTTTCTTCTATTTCCTTTTTAGTTGGAAATTGAATAACGTTATCTTTGTATTTTTTCATATAGTATATATTATATCATACTTTTACATAAATGTAAACGTTTATTTTAAGTTTTTTACAGCGTTTCCACCAATTCTGCAGTTAATAATGCCATTATAATAATCTTCAGTTAATAATACTTCTCTTTCGAATTGTTCTTTTGTTTCCATATACGCACACTCGCCTTTAGTTTTGCATAAATGTAATATTTCTCTATAAAACATATCTTGGCCACATTTTTCTACATCTTCTTGTAAATGTTTATTTGAGCCCCAATATGTTCTCCAATCTGATTCGACTTTTAGTCTTTGTCTACGTTTTCTTTTTTTGGTAATAGGAAGAGTCTTAGCTTTCCAAAAGAATTTTTTACCAATGTATTTTCTATTTGTTGCTCTATTAGTTATACAATAGACAAACCCATACCATTCTTTTCCATATCTTTCGTAAGTAAAAGGTTCATCAGGAGTAAACTTTAATCCTTGATACATCCAACTATTCATTAAAATCTAACTCGTCTGTGTCATCCTCAGTTGGTTCACCACAATGAGGACAAAAATTTATTTTAATAGGTTCATCTGGTTTAATGACTATACGTGAATAGCAATATTCGCATTCTAGTATCATCCAACTAAAGCCTCTAAATCTGTATATCCACCAATTTTTTTATCATCAACTATAATTTGTGGAAAGGTTCTAGCACCAGGAAATGTTTCCATCATTTCTTCTCTACCAAAATCTGTTCCTAAAGATTTATAAGTATATTCTAATCCTTTTTGTTCGCATAAAGCTTTTGCTCTATCGCAAAAAGGACATTGTGGTTTTCCATATATTTCTATCATTATTTTTCCTTATATAAATTTATTTATTCCCCAAAATGCCAATAACATAAAACCAAATACTAATACTTGGACTACTGACATTATAGCGACCTGTTTCATAGGATGCACTTCTACAATTCTTTCTATCCAAGATTCACTTGGAGAAAGATTTACTACCTGTAAAAGTTTTTCTTCCTTCATAGTTTAATTGCTAATAATAAGAAAATAGCTAACATTATAAAATTAGCCATTAACATTAATAAACCTAATATGGTGTGATACCATATCCATCTTGTTTTATAAGCATTTTCTATAGTTAAATCTGCAGGGTCTGGAGATTTTTCAATCTGTTGTTTGATTGCTTCTTCTTCTTCTGGGCTTCCCCATAATATTTGTGATATTCTTTTAATCATAAACTTAATCCTTTCAATGTTGAATCATCAACGTCTTGTTTTACACCGCCAGTTACGTATGAAGTTATCTCTGTTTCCTGTGGTGCGACTTGTACATTTCCTCCAGATATCCACTTTTCCGTCCAAGGCAGTGGATTCATCTGAGGAACTGTGTATGGACAAGGTAAACCTAATGCTCTCATTCTTTTACATCCTATCCATTCTACATAATCTTCTAATATTGTTTGATTTAAACCAATCATTGAACCATCTTTAAATAAAAATCTAGCCCATGCTTTTTCTTGTTCAATAACATCTACAAACAGTTTTATTATTTGGTCTTCATTTTGTTTTGCTATCTTTGCAAAATCTTTATCTTCCTTTATCATATTTTTTAACATAACAGTTGTTGAAGCTAAATGTGTATTTTCATCTCTTGCAATAAACTTAATTATCTTAGCATTACCTTCCATCTTTTTAAGTTCAGCAAATGCCCAACTGCAGGCGAAGGATACATAAAAACGAATTCCTTCAAGGGCATTCGCTGAAAGCATTGCTAAATATAATGACCTTTTATGTTGTAATCTATTAGTAGCTGTATTATTATCTTTAATTAAATCATCATAATATTCAGCGATATCTGAACCACAATCCATAATTTCTTTTATATCTAACATAGAATCAAATATTATTCCAGGGTCTGGATATACGTTCCTAATAATATGAGTATAAGAACGAGAATGTATAGTTTCAAAAAACGACCAGGTCTCGATCCAGTTCTCAACTTCGGGTAACGAAGCAATAGGAAGGAAAGCAAGGTTCGGGGCCCGACCTTGTACAGAGTCCAGTAGTATTTGCCTTTTGAGATTAGATGTGAATATATGCTGTTCGTGCGGCGTAAGTTCATGAAAATCCTTCTTGTCTTTTGACACGTCTACTTCTTCTGGTCTCCAAAAGAAGCCTAATTGTTTATCTGTTATTTTTTCGATTTGTGGATATTTGACTTGATCGAATCTTGCGACGTCAACACCTTCATCTAAAAACATGTTTTTTGTTAAATGTGATTTTTTATTCTTTTGTAGTATTGCCACTTTCCCATTCCTTTAATTTTTTAAGTTCACGTTCTACTACTCTTTCCAAATCTTCTACATCAGGAAGCATGCACCAATCTTCTTCAGATTTTACAGGAGTCGCAGTCTTCTTCTTCAATTGTTGATTCGATTTCGTTGAGTTCTCGAATTTCTTCATCTTTCATTTCTCCAGCACCGTCATAAGTATTTAAATAATATAATTGCTTTAGTCCATACTTATATGCAGTGACTAAGTCTTTTATCATAACAGACATAGGAACCTTATTATCCTCAAAGTGTTCTGGATTATAAGATGTATTTACAGATATACCTTGGTCAATATATTTTTGCAAGATACCGCAGATTGCTAGATATCCTTCCGGTGACTCTTGGTCCCAAAGTAAGTCGTATTTATTTTTAAGATGATGATAACCAGGTACGACCTGAGCCATTACTCCATCTTTGCTTTGTTTATATGATACTAAAGCTCTTGGAGGTTCAATACCATTTGTACTATTACTTATTTGAGCACTTGTTTCAGCCGGCATTAATGCCATCAGAGTTGAATTGCGGATGCCAGTTTCTCTGAGTTGTAATTTTAACTCTTTCCACGGTAAACGTTCCTCATGCTCTATTAATTTATCTATCGCTCGTTTATAAGTATCGATAGGAAGTATTCCTTTAGAATATTTCGTATCATTATTATATATCAATTTTCCTTTCTCAGCGGCAAGGTTTGCAGAACTTTTTATTAAATAATATGACCATGCTTCAGCATACTCATCAACTATTTTATACGCTGATTCGTCATATTTTAGCCCTCTCTTTGCCAAGAAATAAGCAAGATTGATAATACCTACACCTAAAGGTCTTCTGTTCATTGTACCTCTTTGTGCAGCTGGTATTGGATAGTTTTGATAATCTAATAATTCATCTAGTGCTCTTACTGTTAAGTCACAGTATTTTTCAAATTCAGATGGTTCGTTTATTAGACCCCAGTTAACTGCTGATAAAGTACATAAAGAAATTTCTCCTTCAGTATCATCTTGGCTGTTAAGTGGTGTTGTAGGTAAATCAATTTCACAACATAGATTACTCATTCTTATTGGAGCTCTTCTTGCTATAAATGAACCATGGTCATTAGCATGGTCTACATTCATAAGATATATTCTACCTGTATCTTTTCTTTCTGTTAAGAATGATTGAAATACTTCGAGTGCTGGTAATGATTTTTTTCTTATTGATGTTTTACGTTCATATATTTCATATAACTCTTTAAATTTATCTTGGTCTACAAAAAATGATTCATATAAACCAGGTACATCATTAGGGTCAAAGAAAGTTATATTACCACCTTGGATTAATCTTTCATACATAAGTTTATTAAACTGAAATGCATAATCCATGTGACGCACTCTTGTTTCTTCAGTACCTTTATTATTTTTTAAGACAACTAAGTCTTCAAACTCATAATGCCAAATTGGTAAGTAAACTGTTGCCGCTCCTCCGCGTACACCTCCCTGTGAGCACGACTTAACAGCTGATTGAAAATACTTTAGGAATGGTATTAATCCTGTATGAACAACTGACCCATCACCAATTTTAGCACCAAGAGCTCTTATAGAACCAGCACCAATACCTATACCAGCTTTTTTACTTATATATCGAACAATAGAAGTAGCAGTAGCATTAATGCTATCAAGACTGTCTCCCGATTCAATAAGGACGCAAGAACTGAATTGTCGAGTCGGCGTTCTAACTCCTGCCATGATTGGCGTAGGTAGTGATATATAAAATTGAGATATCGCATCATAATAATCCTTAACATATTTTAATCTATTTTCTTTATATGAACTAAACAAAGTCATTGATATCATCATATAAAGTATTTGAGGTGTTTCAAATATTTGTTTTGTTCTTCTATCTTGAACTAAATATTTACCTCTAAATTGTTCCATACCAGCATAAGTAAATGTATCATCTCTTTCATGCTTTATGTAATTACCTAATTCAACTATTTCATCTTCGTTGTATAATTGAGTTATTTCTTTATCATATACACCTAACTCTATATTTCTTTCTATTATAAAAGTAAGTGGTGGTACTTGATATTCTCCATAAGCTTCTTTTCTCATTTTATAAGATATAAGACGAGCTGCTACGAATTGATAGTTGGGTGTATGTTCTGAAATTAATTCAGCTGCTGATTTGATTAAAAGCTCATGGATATCATAAGCTGCGATTTTATCATAAAGTTGTATATTTGCTTTAAGTTCTATTTCAGACATTGATACGCCTGATATATCTTCAACTGCCCATTCTAAAACTTTGTGAACTTTATCTAAGTCAAATGGTTTTATTGAACCATCTCGCTTAGTGACATTTATTGTATTTGTTCCATTCATTATAATATATATTATATCACAAATCCCGTGATTTGTAAAGGTTTATTTTATTTTTATTAACCGCGGATTTCTTCGATTGCTTCAGGTTTGGCTACTTCTATTCCAACTCCTTGGCCTTTGTCACCATTTGGCATAGTAACGCTCCTATAATATATAACGACTTCACCTAATTGTTTTATGTATCTTTTAATTTCTTGCATATCTTCAGCCATAACTTTATAGTCACCAACTGTTGTTGCAACAAATACTACTTCTCCACCATTTAATTCTTTCATGTCATCCATAAATCTATCTAGATATGTATAGCCTTCTGGCCAGTCTGGATTTTCTCTTTCTGATAAATCACATGCTTTAGGTCTTTTATCATCAACCTTTTTACATGGATTTGCTATTCTTGCTTCTGAAACAACATACCATTTAGGTGCTGTTAATTGGACCGAACGTGGTAAGTCCGGTTGCATAATTTCTATTTCTATTGGTTTAGATACTATATCTATTTTTTTAGTAGGTATTAAACTACAACCACTAATTATTAGGATTAGTGAGATTGTACAAAGCTTCTGTATCATCTTCAAGGCCCTCCATCACGGCTTCACTTGCATTATTAAATCTATTTTCAATTAGTCCAGGCTTTTTAGTAGCAAGTAAATCTAAATTATGCCTAGAGAATATCGCAAGATATTCAGCTTTTTCTTGTTCTATTTGAGCATTTACTCTACTCATATTTTGTAAAGCCTTACCTTGTCTTTCGTATGATTCTCTTAACGATTCTATTGCTGCAGTTTGGTCAGCAAGAGCTGTTTCAAGTTTTAAATTATTTTGTTGAAGGGTTTGATTCTCATTATATAAGTACCAACTTCCTAAACCTAATACTAATAGTATTCCTATAAGTGCTTGTTGCATTATGAATTCTCCGAAATATATTTTTTGATAGCACCAACAGTAGTTAAATGTTCTGCGTCATCATCAGGAATTTCTATTTCAAACTCCTCTTCAAATTCCATTATTAACTGTACAGTATCTAATGAATCTGCACCTAAATCTTCCATTAGGTTTTTGTTATCTGTGACCGCATCGATACTTATATCTAATTGGTCTGCTATAATTTTTTCAATCATTACTCATCCTCTATTTTATATCTTAAACCTTGCATACCTCTGATATGCACAGTTTTTTTATCATGTGTTCTAAATTTTAATTCTTTGAAATTTGATTTGATTATCTTACGTACGTGTGTATACACTTGGTCGTCACCATTGCCCCATTGATTATCGAATGATACATGAATTGTATATCTTATTGTCCAAAAACTGGATAACCAATACCAGAAGTTTTTAAGAAGTGTCCAATATTTAATAACAAAAGCTTTCATATTATAATTTTTCTATATCTACACCTAGAACATCTAATACTACTTTACGTATTTTTTTATCATCCGTTCCCCAATGCTTACTATATGAGTTAAATTTAATAGAATCTCTACTAATATCTACATCTCTACCATATACATCATATCCAGCCTTTTTAAATGCTTGTTCAACGTCATACCCGTATGCGCCATTTCGTAGTTTAAGTTCCATTCCACCAGGTCTCCAGTACCTAAAGTCATTTTTATCAAACTTATAAGCTTCACTTAATTCTTTTTTAAATTGATTAAACGTTTTCATCTAATTTGCTCCCTTTTAGCATTCTTTTATTTCTTCTATCTAGTATTCTTCTAATAAAGGCTTTACCTTCTTTAGTTCTACCATCGTAAATTCTTTTCTTATGTTTTTTATGAGCTGCTTTCCCCATTGCATCTGCTGGCATTGATACACCACCGCCGCCTACTGAATTTGCTGCAGCGTCTTCCCAAACTGCTTCGAATTCTTTAAATGTTCTTTTCATATTTTTTTCCCTTGAACAGTTTTTACAAATGCATCTAATGATTTTTTATCATCAGATTTTTTAATTAATTTATCAACATCAATATCTTTTTTCTTAATAAGCATATCCCAAGATTTTATAATTTTGGTTCCTGTTTTCTTACCCCATAAAGCCATTGTTAGGCCTCCTGCACTGATTGCACCTATACCAATAGTTTTAACAACTAGAGCAGCAGTATCTCCTGTCACTCCAAATAAAAATAAAATAGTTTTAAGAAGACCTGAAGTTAAAGTTATTGTTGTTTGAGGAAACCAATAAAATGCTAATATAAAAGGCAATAGTAATAAATTAGTAGGTTTAACTAAAAATTTTGCAGTAGATTTACTTAATTCAGCAGTTGTCACACCAGCTGCAATAGCTAATTTCTTAAGAAAAACATCAGAATCTTTAATATAGTCTCTAATATTTGCTTCTAAAATTGCTTCTTCAGCTAAATGTTGCTTAAATGTCATCATCTGCATATATCTCCATTACTTACGTAAAGTTCCTGATTTGTTTTAGAATGTTTCACTCTATAAATATTTATATTCTGAAACTTTCCAATTGGTGCTTGTAAATCTTTTACAACCACTCTTGTATTTTTTAATGCTATTACTTCTCCAGTTATAGGAGATGCAATATCTTCTGTT